CATGTTATAGCTTTTGGTTGTGATGGTTTAGGTGCCACGACCACTTCTACGCAAGGAAATGGTATTCAAGATCCATTACTTATTAGATTTTCATCACAAGAAAATCCTGTAGATTGGTTTCCTACAGAAGCCAACACAGCTGGAGATTTAAGACTTGGTGGTGGATCAACTTTTGTACAAGCTGTAGAAACAAAACAACAGGTACTTGTTTTTACAAATAAAACACTTCATGGTTTAAAATATATTGGAGCTGCTTTTACTTTTGGGCTACAAGAACTATCAAAGAATATTACAATTATGGGTCCTTCTGCTGCTATCGCTGTGGACGACTCTGTTTTTTGGATGGGCGTAGATACTTTCTATGCTTATGCAGGAGGTCAAACACAACAAATGCCTTGTACTGTCAAGGATAAAGTGTTTTTAGATTTTAATACGGAAGAACGAGATAAAGTACATGCTGGTTTAAATACTGAATTTGGTGAAATATTTTGGTTTTACCCAACGGCAAGTAGTGCAGAAATAGATGCTTATGTTGTATATAATTACTTAGAAAGAATCTGGTATTATGGAACAATGGTTCGTCAAGCTTGGCTTGACAGAGGTATTAGACCATTGCCTATCGCAACTGGTGAACAGTATTTATACAACCATGAAGTTGGTTATGATGACGATGGATCTGCTATGACATCGTTTATTGAATCTGCACCAGTTGATATAGGTGACGGAGAGAAATTTGTTTTTTTAAGAAGAGTTATTCCCGATATTACTTTTAAAGGATCAACAAGCACTAATCCAGACGTATCATTTACAATGAAAGCAAAGAACTTTCCAGGATCAAACTTTAATGAGACAACTCAAGGAACAACACAAAGATCTGCTACAAGTCCAGTAGAACAGTTTACAGAAAAACTAGATTATCGTTTAAGAGGTAGATCTTTTGCTTTAAGAATAGATTCCACATCCGTGGGTACAAAGTACAAACTAGGATCACCTAGAGTTGACATACGAGAGGATGGAAAAAGATAATGTTTATTACAAGTATTCCTCAATATGTTTCAAGTGTAACTAATGCAAAAATAGATTTGGGTGCTACTACTCTTTTAACTTTGTTTACCGCTCCTAGTAATGCAGATTTAAACTCATCTGTTGTTAGTTCTATTCTTGTTTCAAATGAAGATACATCTAATGCCTCTACAATCACAGTAACACTCGTTGGTAGTGGACTAGATGATAACGGGGCAACTACATCTACGCATATATATCCATTATTTAAAGATAAAGCAGTTGCGGCAAAAACTACAATAGAACTATTAACTAGAGACTTAGTATTAAAAAGTGGAGAAATACTAAAAGTTCAAGCGGCAGATGCAGACAGACTTTTTGTAATAGCAAGTGTACAACAATTATCTAAAGTTAGAGCATCGACAAGTGATACTAATGAGCGTGTAATTGCAGCTAATGCAGGGTATTAAGATTTATAGGATTGAATAATTAACAATTTATTGGTATTATAAACTATGGGTATATTTAAGAACATCACTAAAACATTGAAGAAAGCCGCACCATTAATTGGTGCTAGTATTGGTATGTACATAGGTGGACCAGCAGGATATGCAGCATTGGGCGGTGCATTGGGCGGTGGTATCGGGTCGCTGGCCGGTGGTGGAGATACGGATGATGCTTTAAAAGCCGCACTTCTTGGTGGTATTGGTGGATATGCAGCACAAGGTAGTTTTGCACAGGGAGCTAATACTTCTCCGAGTACAGTAATGAATAGAGGTGGTGGTAGCACAGGAGGTGGTGGACTAAATGTAGTTAAAGGCGTAGAATCTGTACCAGTAAATTCAACCGGTTCTAGTATGTTTAGCAGTCTAGTACCAGAAAGCACTATGGGTAAACTGGCACTTGCTGGTGGTATAGGTGCATTAGCATTAGGTGGCGAAGAAGAACAAAAAGATCCTTTCAAACAATCTCCTTATCCTGTAGGTAGAACAAGATTGGGCACTGGACGAATTGGTAATAAATTGTATAATTTAGATGACCCGGATGAACGTAGACAATACTTTGAAGATAATAGAAACAGAGATATAGAAGAAGAGCAAGAAGAGCAATCCTATTTTTATTGCAGCAGGTGGCGAAGTAGAGGGACCGGGCACAGGGACAAGTGATTCAGTTCCTGCTAGATTATCAGACGGTGAATTTGTTTTAACGGCAAAGGCAGTTCGTGGTGCAGGTGGCGGAGACAGAAATGTTGGAGCAGCAAGAATGTATGATGTAATGTCGCAACTAGAAGGAGCCGCATAATGGCTACACAAACACAAGAACAAATTGTAAGGTTAGCACCTTTTCAAGAAGATTATTTAGCTGATATATTTGCTAGTGCAAAAGCATTAGGCGAAGGGCAAATGCCCTTTTCAAAAGAGCAGTTAGCTTCTTTATCTCCTGCACAACAACAAGCTATATCTGGTGCAATGCAAGGTGTTGGATCATATGCTCCTTATTTACAAGCAGGTAGTGAAGCAATAGGTCAAGGCATTGGTGCAGTTGGAGCAGGTCTTGGTACACTGGGTTCTGCAATAGGTCAAGCAGGTCAAGCAACCTATGACCCGACTTCATATCAAGATTTTATGAATCCTTATTTAGATGATGTGATTCAACAACAATATCAAGACATTGCAGATCAAGGTGTGCAACAGCAAAAACAATTAGGTGCAACAGCTGTAGGTTCGGGTGCTTTTGGTGGGTCAAGACATGCCGTAGCACAAGGTCAAGTAGCTAAAAATGTAATGGATCAACAAGCTAGAACTGGATCACAATTAAGGTCTCAAGGTTTTTCTCAAGCTCAAAACGCAGCACAACAAGCAGCACAACAGCAATTAAGACAAGCACAACTAACGGGTCAGTTGGGTCAATCCACTGGTGCTCTTGGTCAAACAATTGGTGGTCTTGGTGTGAATACAGCAGGTTTAGGTCAATTAGGTCAACAAATGGGTGTTCAAGATATTAATACATTATTAGGTATTGGTGGTCTAGAACAAGGTCAATCACAGAAACAACTTGATGTAGATAGACGTAATGCACTTGCAGAACAAGCTCTACCTTATCAAAATATTGGATTTATGTCTGACATATTTAGAGGTGTTCCATCACTACAACAAACCTATTCAAGTACATCAACTCCTGGTCCAAGCACCACCTCTCAAATGTTAGGTTTAGGTATTGCAGGATTAGGTGCCGCAGGTTCAGCGGGAAGTTTTGGTAATTTATTCGGTGGGCAGAGGGCAACATAATGAATAATCCATTAGATAGAAAAATGTTTCGTCAAGCCGGTATGTCTAAACAACCTATGGGTATTCTTGCATCGTCTCCAGAGTTGATGACTACAGCACAGAAGGCTATGATGAGTGGTCAGCCAATAAAGGCACAAAACGCTGTGTCTGTTAATACTGAACCATACAACGCACCATATACACAAGCAAATTATCCTCTATCTTATGTTAGGCCACAACTAGGTTTAAATTCTCCTAAACCTACATTATATGGAAATAAACCAACTTATGGTGGATATAGAACAGATAAAACTGTTGCAAGAGATGAAGCTAAGTTTAGACAAAACCAAGGAACTCAGATAGAAGGTCCGGGAATTATTCCTGTGGGTAAAACGGAAGCAAAAACATTTAAGGTTGAACCTCAAATTATAGATGATTTCGCAGGTTATAAAAAAGGTGATAAGTTTAAACTTGAAGATCCTGTAATTGAAAATGAAGTGGTTAAAAAAGAAACTACGGATAACAAAGACAAGATAAATGAGACAAATGAGAAGAATTTAGAAAAAGACAAAATATTAAAACCTAATTTAAAGAATGTAACTATAGATAAGGATGCTTTAAAAAATAAAGTTATTCCCCCTTCTCAGACTAAGAATATAAAACAAAAAGGTGAAGAATTAAAAATTGCTATTAGTGAATCTGGTTTAGCTGAAGGTGATTCAAGTTCTGAAGTAACAAAAGGCAACGCTTTTGATAGATATATTAAATCAATAGAGGATTATAAGAAACGACCTTTAAACATGGCTGAGTTAAAAGAATCAGCAGTAGAACAATCTGGGTTTGATCCAGACGATAAGTCGCAAGGAGCGGAAGAAAGAAAAGATGCTTTTTGGATGAGCCTTATGAAAGCAGGACTTGCTATTGCTTCTGGTGAAAGTTCAAACACAATGCAAAATGTTGCTAAAGGTCTTGGTTTTGGTCTTGAGTCTTATGGCAAAGATATAAAAGATATCACAGCACAAGAAAGAGAAAATAAAAAAGAATATTACTCAACTCTTAGATCTCTTGTCACAGATGAAAAATCAGCTATCGCTGCCGAACAAGCACTCGCTGTTCAAATAGATGCGAAAAACGCACAAATATTGTCTGCAATGACACTGCAAGATAGAGATCTTGCAAGTAAAGAATTGTTGGCTCAAAAAAATAGAGAGCTTGATGAGAAAAGACTTGATTTAAATAGAATTGTTCAATTTAAAAACCTTGATATTGAAGTTGAAAAATTAGAAATAGCTTCAACAGATATGTATAATAAAAATGAAATTAATAAATTAAATCTTGAAATCAATCAAAAACAATTTAAAAAGAATTTTAATCAAAAACAAGAACAACTTGAGGCAACTATACAAAATAATTTAGCTAAATTAAAACAATTTGATGTTTCAACAACTGTAAGTTTAATGACTAAAGAATCAAAGCAAGCTCTTGGTGCTGGGTTTGGAACATTTAACACAGCTACAGGGAATATTGATTTTGCCAATGATGCTGAAGAACAAAAACATAATAATTTTGTTAAGAAATTAGTACTATTAGCACACACTAAAAAAACAAGTCCTAATTTAAAGTTTGAGGAGGTTAAGTCTATTGCTAATGTAGGTAACGTAGGGGGTGTTGACTTTAACGCTATGAAAATAACTTCTGAGGCAGGTAAGTTAAATGCTGCTTTAATTTGGTCAGGTCAGTATCAAGAGGCTTGGGAAAACACATTAAAAATAAAATCAGATCCTTCTTCTATGGATGTTTCATATTTATCCGCTACTGATCCAAGAGTAAAAGAAGCAAGAAAATCTATTCAAGAAGCTTATATTAAATCTATTAGTAGTTTAGCAAATGACGGGTTCACAGTAAATAAGAGGAAATAGATAGTGAAATATGAAGTCACAGGTCCAGATGGCTCTATCTATGACATAGAAGGCCCAGATAATGCAACAGATGAACAGTTAATTAACGCTGTTAAAAATCAATTAGCAACTTCTGTTGAAGAAAAAGATGACTTAAACGAATCTTTAAAATCAACAGTTGTAACTGATAATACTTCAGCACAAAAAGAGTTAGATGCTATTCGAACAGGGGAAGTAGAAGCAAAAGTAGTCGAAGAAAAACGCCAAGATGAACTAGGGTATTTTGATGAAGGTAGTGTAATTAAAGAAACTGGAGAAGGTATAGTTTCTGGTCTTATCGCTATTCCTCAAGGTATTCTTGAATTAGGTGCAAGTCTTGTTGATTTAGCTGCCGACACGGATTTAGCCACTAGTGTAACAGAAAGTGCTAACGAACTCAGAGAAACTTTGGGAGTAGATCCAGAAGGTATGGCCGGAAAAATATCTGAAGTTGCTACTCAATT